CAAGAAATAAATCTGTTAGCTTGTTTAACAGAGGTGATGTCCCAATGTCGGTTCAAATAGATAAAAAAATAATTGATTATGTCTATGATGAATGGAAAGAAAAGGGCTTTCCATACTACCCCACAGATTATAGTTGGCGAGCAAACGAATTTAATAAATTAATTAAATTTGATAGATCAACACTTTTTAAACCAAATACTAAAGCTGTGGGCTCTTCTGCCCACGGTCTTTCTTTAGCATGGAGTTATATGCCACATCATTGGGGCATAGTATGTGGGAAGATGAAAACTCCTATGGAGATTTGGGATGATGAAGAGCATTTCAAAAAAGGAATTAAAAAATTATTATCAGGCACGTTTTGGGATCAAAAAGAATATCATAGAATAACAGCATCAGATATGAGATCATTACTCCGCAGATATTCAGGCACACAAGCCGTTTCCAATTTTAGACCCACAGCAGCCGCTATGTTATATGATAAATTTGTGGAGAAGGAATCTCCACTACTTGGCACAAATTCTGGTGTCGTTTGGGATATGAGTTGTGGTTATGGCGGTAGGTTGTTGGGGTCTATTGCTGCCAATGTTAATTATATTGGTACTGATCCATGTACAGAAACTTTTGAAGGACTAAAAGAGATTCGCACCGATTGGGGCAATAAAAAAAGAACTATAGAATTACATAAACTAGGGAGTGAAATTTTTAGGCCGGATAAAAACAGTGTAGATTTTTGTTTCACTTCACCTCCTTATTTTGATTGGGAGAAATATTCTAATGAAGATACACAGTCTTATAAGAAGTATGAAACAGCTGAAACTTGGATAGAAGAATTTTTAAGAAAGACTATAGAGAATTGTCATTATGGTTTAAAGCCGGGTTCTATTTTAGCAATGAATGTAGCTGACACAAAGAGAATTAAAAATTTTGAATCTGAAACTGTGCGGTTAGGTAAAGAAGTTGGATTTAAATTCATAGATACATGGCACCTTCAATTATCCTCACAAACAGGAAAGCCCAAACACGAACCAATTTTCCTTTTTAAAAAATGAAACATGCAACATTAGAAGATTTTGAAAAGATTAAGGAAATTTTCTATCAATATAGAGATATATTTCCTCATATAAGAACAGATTATATAAGACGAGAACTGGAAGCGGGCCATGTTATTTTTGAAGATGGTATAATTATTACGTTTAATTTTTATAGAAAACCTCAAAAAATAGGTACAATAGAAGCAAGGCCTGGACATTGCATTTTACATCAGATTGTAAAAGATAAAAATAATAAGGAAGCTAATGCTTCAAAAGTATTGAAATCTTTTTTAGAGTGGACAAAAGCTGATGTTTGGTTATCAGTTAGACGAGACAATACAGTAGCGAAAAAGTTTTATGAGAAGAATGGCATGGTGAAAAAGGGAGAAATAGATTGGGCTGATGGTAAACTTCCTGGAGATGTGTATCTTTTTCAACGAACAGTGTCATTGATATGATAATTTGTAAAGATGCTGACGGCAAAAATATTTTAGCTTTGTCTGATGAGGAATTTAAGCGTTTAGGTTGGGACGAAAGAACGTTATTAGAATTAAATTTTGATGGGACTGGATGGAGAATAGAGCAAAGTAATGTAGCAGCTGTTAAGTACATAAAACTGGAGAACGATTATGTGGAATGATAGAAAATCTTACAACCCAAAAATTACTATAGTAACAGCTTTGTTTGATGGCCGCTGTACGGGGATACCACATTCGGTAGGAATCTATAACGAGGAATGGGTGAATCGTCTTTATAGGGGCATAAGTAGAAATTATAATGACCTGTTTGATTTTATTTGCTTAGTAGATAAGAATTATAAATTTAAAGAAGATATTAAAGGCATTAGATTTAAGCGCTCAGTAGATCAGTATGGTTGGATGAGTCTTATGGAAATGTATCATCCGGACCTATGTACAGGCAAGCGGTTTACAGTGGGTCTTGATACAATTATCACCGGCCCCTTGGATGATATTTTTGAGTATGACGCTAAAATAGCGGTGTGTACTGATCCATTAACCCCCCAAACTATATGTAATGCTGTTACTATATGTAATGATGAATTTTGTGAAGAATTTTGGAATTCGTGGGTTAATGATGAATATAATAAACTTCAAAATAATAAATTGGATGTTGGTGGAAAACAAGCACCATCAGAAATGGTTTTGTTGAGAAATTTATATGGAGATAGTCCACGAATTGATACTATATTTAAAAGTAGAATATTAAGTTATAAGGCACACATTCAACATAAACCAGAAAGAATTAAAGATAGTAGTATTATATATTTTCATGGGTATCCTAAACCACATGAGATAGTCAATCAACAATGGGTTATGGAGAATTGGAAATGAATCCTAACATAGAACAAATACATAGACTAAACCATATACATCCTACAGCAGTTATTGATGACAATGTGGAGATGGGAGAGGGGAATTATGTCGGGCCCCATTGTTATCTATCAGGTCATTTACAGATAGGTAATAAGAATAGATTTGAAGCTCATTGTGCAGTTGGTACAAGACCAGAACACGTTGATTTTAACAGACCCGGCCTTTGTCGTATTGGTGATGATAATTTGGTACGAGAGTTCACTACTATACATTCGGGCACAAAAGACTTTACAACTATAGGTAATAATGTTATAATGTTAAGAGGGTCACACGTTGCACATGATTGTGTGATAGAGGATGGTGTAACATTAAGCTGTAATGCTATTATGTTAGGTCATGTTCATGTGATGAAACATAGTAATTGCGGTACAGGATGTTTGGTACATCAACATCAAGTGGTAGGGTCATATTCTATGGTAGGTATGGGGTGTGTGGCGCCAAAGAAAACAAGACTAGAACCAGGACAGACATGGGTAGGCAATCCAGCTCGAAGATTAAAAACTAATATGTATGCATTAGATAAACATGATGTAGATGAATATGATCTGTTAGAAGAAACAGCTAGATATTCGGAATTAATAAGTGTCGCAAAACTATAAACCTTTACCAGACTCCTTAACAATTAGAGAATCCGATATACAGGGTTTAGGTTTGTTTGCAGTAGAGAAAATTCCTGCAGGTAGATTTTTGGGCATAGGTTGGATAAAAGCAGAACTGGCCCAAAATGGTGCGTGGAGAACTCCCTTAGGTGGATTCATAAACCACAGTGATACTCCTAACTGTGTAAAGATGCATAAGGATGATCCAACATCAGAGTATATTTTTTTGAATGTGGGTGATAAAGATATAGAGGCTGGTGAAGAACTGACAGTGAAGTATACGTTATATAGTGTATGAGTAAGAAAGAAGAACAACCATATCAATTAAAACATTATCTTAATTCTATCAATCATCAGAAAAATGATTTGATGGATAGTGAAGATGTGTTTTGGGAGAAAAATTATCCAACTTTTGCTGTGAATAGATGCATTGGATCTCACAGTGATAGTTTATTCTATGCAAATGAAATGAATCGTTTACATTTTTTAGACAAGAAGCTCCAATATAATTTTTTACTAAATAGTATTAGCAAACGAAAACGTTTTGCTCCTTGGTTGCGAGCTAAAGAAGTAGAAAATATAGGGCATGTAAAAGAATATTATGGATATAGTAATGATAAAGCTAAACAGGCTCTAAATGTTTTAACCGACGACCAAATAAGAATAATAAAAAGTAAATTGATTAGAGGTGGTAAGCATGGAACTGGAATGGACGACCGGCCTAATGTTAGAGGTGGGGTTGGATGAACCTGATGATTTCCTTAAAGTAAGGGAAACGCTTTCTCGAATTGGTGTTGCTTCAAGAAAAGAGAATAAATTATATCAGTCTTGTCACATATTACATAAGCAAGGCAGGTATTACATAGTACATTTTAAAGAGTTGTTTGCTTTGGATGGGAAACCAACCAACATAACTGCAAACGATTTAGAACGAAGAAACACTATTGCAAGCTTGTTGAGAGATTGGGGACTGATTTGTATTATAGGTGAATGTGGTGAAAAAGCTCCACTGTCACAGATAAAAATAATTTCATATAAAGAAAAAGATGATTGGATTTTGGAGACAAAATATAACATTGGTAAAAAATAAACGGAGAATATATTATGGCGGTAAAGATAGTTAGATTGAAAAGCGGTGAAGATGTAGTAGCAGATATTGATGAAAATGCAGATACAATAACAATGGAGAATCCAACAGTTATTGTACCAATGAGTGATCCTAATAGTGAACAAATTAAAATGGGGGTTGCACCTTGGGCACCATTTATAGCAAAACAAAAAGTAGAAATCTCTAGAGATTGGATTGTTTTTATAGCTGATGCTGATGAAGCTTTAGCTAGTAATTATAGACAACAGTATGGGTCAGGCATTGTTGTGCCTGATGTATCTACCACATCTCAACTGAATGGATAAGAATTAAATAGTCTTGACTCTTTATTGTATGTGTGTTAGCATATAATATATGTCTGAAAATTTTTATACAAATATAATTCAGAAAGGCAATTCACTTTTAATTCGTAAAATTTCAGATGGAAAAAGGGTTTATGAAAAAGTAAATCATAAACCTACGTTTTATTTTCCTTCTAAAAAGAAAAAATCTAAATTAAAAACTTTGTCTGGTGTTCCAGTAGAAGCAATAGAATTGCCTTCTATCTCGGACGCTCGTGAATTTTTGGGCCATTATAGAGATCAGCCTGGACTGGTCTATGGAATGGAAAGGTACCCCTATGTCTGGATAGCAGACAACTATGAGGGGTTTGTTGATTGGTCAATGGATAAGATTTTAGTTATCACTATTGACATTGAAGTTGCAAGTGAGCATGGGTTTCCGGACCCAGGACTAGCTGAAGAAGAAGTCCTTTCCATTACTGTTAAGAATCACAAGACTAAAAAAATAATTGTGTGGGGTGTGTATGATTATAATAACACCCGTGATGATGTAGAGTATATATATTGTGTGGACGAGCGTGAGTTGCTCGAGCAATTTGTTGGATTTATGGTAGAAGTCCAACCAGATATTATTACTGGTTGGAACACCACATTCTTTGATGTGCCTTATCTCGCTAATCGAATCACCAAACTATTCGGCGATAAGATGCGGAATAATATGTCACCTTGGAATGTTGTGTCTGAGGAAAAAGTGAATACTTTTGGTAGAGAACAAACCAAATATAATATTTGGGGTGTTGCTAATATGGATTATTTGGATCTATATCGCAAATTCACTTATAAAAATCAAGAATCTTATAAGTTAGATTATATAGCTTTTGTGGAATTAGGTGTCAAGAAGGATGAAAATCCATATGAAACTTTCCGCGAATGGTATACAAAAGATTATCAATCGTTTATTGATTATAATATTAAAGATGTAGAGTTAGTTGATGCTCTAGAAGATAAGATGAAACTTTTGGAGTTGAATCTTACTATGGCATATGAGGCTAAAATTAATTATATGGATGTATTCTCACAGGTTAGGATGTGGGATGTAATCATGTATAATTATTTGCGGAGTAAAAATATTGTAGTACCTCAACGAGATATTAATACTAAAGGCTCTAGATATGAAGGTGCCTATGTAAAGGAACCACAGACAGGCCAACATGATTGGGTCATGTCATTTGATTTGAATAGTTTGTATCCACACTTAATGATGCAATATAATATCTCGCCAGAAACTATGATATCTGAGCGATTTCCAAAAGGCATTAGTGTAGATAAATTATTAAATAAGGAAGTTGATACTAGTATATTAGGTGATAATTTAACAGTTACACCAAATGCAGTATGTTTTAGAAAAGACATTAGTGGATTTCTCCCAGAATTAATGGACACAATGTATAAAGATAGGGTGAAATTTAAGAAGTATGCTTTAGAATCTAAAAAAAGATATGAAGAAACGAAAGATAAAAAGTATTTGAATGAGATTTCTAAATATAATAATATACAAATGGCTAGGAAGATAGCACTAAATAGTGCATATGGAGCTATCGGCAACCAATACTTCCGATATTATGATGAGAAGTTAGCAACTGCAATTACAACATCAGGACAGCTGTCTATTAAATGGATAGAAAAAAAAGTAAATGAGTACCTCAATAAAATATTACAAACCGAAAATACTGATTATATTATTGCATCGGATACAGATTCAATATATGTTAGTTTCAACCAATTGGTTTCTCGATCTTTTGGTGATAGAAATGGAGTATCAACAGAACGAATCATCAATTTCTTGGACAAAATCGCCAAAGAAAAAATTGAACCTTATATTACTAAAAGTTATGAGGAGCTTGCATCTTATATAAGGGCCTATGCTCAAAGGATGGAAATGTCCAGAGAGGTCATTGCTGATAAAGGTATCTGGACTGCCAAGAAACGATACATCTTAAACGTCCATGATAGTGAAGGTGTGAGATATGCAGAACCCAAGTTAAAGATTATGGGTATCGAGGCAGTCAAGTCATCAACACCGGCGCCCTGCCGGGATATGATTAAGTCGGCATTATCTTGCATAGTAAATAGTGATGAACAATCTTTGAATTCTTTGGTTCAAGCCTTTCGTAAAAGTTTTATGAAATTGAAAGTGGAAG